TATTGCCATTTAGGTTAGATAGGTTTGAACCTCCTTGTGTTTGTAATTTGTCTAAAAGTCCCATAATTATTGTTTTATTATAAATATTAAATTATTGTATTTGTCTAGAACCTACAGCAAATGCTGTACCAACATTTGTACTATCCATTCTTACTGTTCCTTCTTTATTTAGAATTTGTTTTAATAGTATGTTTGTTTCACTCATATTAGCATTACCTCCTGCTCCACCTGTTGTGTTTATATTAGGAGAAACTGCTAAACCATCACCAGCCGCTGTTACTGTAGTAGCACCAAATTTATCTGTAATTGTAAATGGCCCTGATCCTGGGGGTGCAACACCATCTGCTACAGTTGATGCTATTCCTCCTATAGCAGCCCCAGCAAGTGCTATTCCTGCTAATATAGGTAAAGAAGCAACACCAAATGTCATTGCTATTGCAACTGCTGCTGCGGCTGCTGCTGCTACTAATAAATATTTACCAAAAGATTGAACTCCTTCAGATAATTTAGTCATTGCTCTTGTTTGCATTTCTGTTAGAGATTGCATTTTCTCATTTGCTAGAACCTCATCTGATTTTCTATCTAAATCTTCTTGTGCCTGAGTGGATAGTGCTTCTTGGCTTACTAAACTATCCGCTAATTGATCAGCACTCATTCCTAAAGCTCCAGCTAATGCTTGTTGTTGAAGAACATTCATATTTTGTAGTTCTTCTAAACTACCTGCTTCTTCAACTAATGCTCTAGCTAATGCTTCTTGATCTCCTGCTAAAGCTGCTGATCTTGCTTTTTCTAAATTTAGGTCTCTACCTATTAATAATTCTGCTTCTAATTCTTTTTGGATAGAAGATTCAAAATCTAATAATTGACCAGCAGAAGAAGCAACCGCACTCATTTCAATACCTAAAGATTTTGCTGTAGCAACAGCTTTTGTTAAACCACCTTCAATACCCATAGCATTAACTCGGGCTAAACCTGTTATTTTATTAGCTTCATCTAAAACATCTGATAATTTTAATCTAATACCAAATTCTCTTTCAGCATCTAGAACCCCTTTTGCTTGTTCTTTTTCTAATGCTTTAAAACTTTTACCAGCAATCATAGCTTGTTTAGCCATGTTACCTACTGCTTCTTCTGATAATCCAAGTAATGCAAGGGATTCAGCTGCCCCTTCTCTAATATCTTTATCAAATGCAATTGCAGTACCACCTAAAGCTTTATTTAGGGACATTACTGCTTTTTTCTGTTCTTTTATAGTAATGCCAGTAAGGCCTGCTGCCATACTAGATTCTTGCATTTCTCCTTTAAACTCCTTAGCTTCTTTTTTAGACATGCTAAGACCACGAGCAATTTCAGTTGTGGATTGATCTGCTTTTTTAAATTGATCAAATAAAGCACCAGCTACTTTAAATAAAGCACCCGCTACACCTAATCTAACTGCTGATTTATCTATATTTTTAGCTATTGCAGCTGTGGTTATTTTGGTTTTTTTCATTGTGGAAAGTTGAACCTTTCCACCTTTTGATTGCATTCTGATTAATCTTGCAGCTTGTTGATTTGCATCATCAAAATTAAACATATCAGCAATACCACCTGCTCCTGATTTTTTAAGAATTCCTTGAACCCCACTAGTTAGTTTTCCTACTAATCCTAAATCTTCTTTTCTTTTTGATACAAGTTTTGTTTGGGCTTTTAATAAATCTGTTTGGGTATTATATTGTTCTTCTAGATTAAACTTTAAAATTTCATTTATTTCAACTCCACTTCTTTCAAGAACTGCTATTTTTCTTAATTGTATAGCTCTCTGTTCTTGGATTTTAGTTAATGCCTTAGTAATTTCTTTAGAAGCATCCTGACCCGAATTTATTTTCTTTTGGATTTGATCAATATTATCAAGCTCTTTTCCTGATGATTTTATGGATCTTGTTAGATCTTGTGAGAAGGATTTAGCAAATTCCTTAGTAATATCATCAGCACCTTCTAATTTACTTTTAATATCATTAGTTATACTTTGTCCTATACTAGTAATAGCATCATCTAGACCAATTAAAGTACTTTTAAAGTCTTTTAATTCATCATTTGCTTTTTTTACATCATCTCCTAATGCCATAAGGGTATTTTGTTATAAATATTAAAAGAAGTAATTTTACTTATAACTAGACTTGTTTTGGAATGTGGGGCGGTTAACTTTACCTGATGAGTCTACCATAGATTTTTTACCTTTCCCTTTTCTTGCTTCTTCTGCTTTTTTATTTTGGTTTTTATTATACTCATTTATTTCATGAAAAGTAAATTTACGAAGCCAAATAGGCATATTGTATATCGTAAACCAATCATAGCCCCCATTTCCATGGAAGACTATGTTGTGTATTTGGGTAAATAAGTTTTTTCTGTATGTTTGGCTATTTTCCAAAGTCAGGCCAAAAAAATCCAACCCCAATTGGAATTGTTTTTGTTGTTTCGCTACCAGAGGGAAAAAAAGTTAAATCTATATCTGGTGAAATGGATTTAATGTGTTCTCTTAAGGCACGAGCATCTCGCGCCAGTAAGTATTTATCTACAAACTCTCGAATATCTTTTTTATCCGTTTTTCCTTCTACAGATAAAATCATATGTTTTAATCTAGTAGTAAGAGTAGGATCTTCATTTTTATTTACTTTTTTTAAACTATCTAATTCACGTTGAATTTTCATTTCATCCCCGTGATTTAATAATTTAAACGTAATTTCATTACCTGAGTGGGGAAATGTAAAGTTAAATTCATTTTTACCAGATTCAAATAATTCATCATTAATTTCGATATTATTTACTTCTGTTAAGTCAACTGTTTCCTCTACTCCTTCATATGTAAAATTATAATCTTTACCATACCCTAAAATACGGGCTGCAATCATAATTGCATTTTTATCTCCAATTAACAAATCATTATAATTTATTTTGGAAACAATTAATGATTGGAATAGTTTATCTAGTACAGTTCCTTTTTGAATGTAAGAAGAATTAGTAAGAATATCTTCTTCTTTAGCAGTCATATATTTAATTTCAATTTTTCCTTCTGCTAAAGGAGAATCTTTAGAATATAAGTATCCTTTTGAGGGTAAGTCTACAACTTCGGTAGCTAATTTAAATTCGGCCATAATCTTTATTTGTTAATAACGTTTTTGTGCGTTTATAAATATTAATTTAATAAACTTTTATTACATTTCCACACAATTTTTAAAAATATAATTTATTTGTTTTTGTTTTAGGGTCATAGTAATAATGTCCTTGAAATGTTATTCTTGAATCTCCTTCTTTTAATTCAAACCCCCCTATTCTATGGGATAACTTTGCTTCCCATATATGTAAAGTACCCAATTGGTATTCTTTAGTAGCAGGAATGCCTGAATTAGTATTTATGGTAATGGAATTGGCCTGACCACTTCCATGGGTACTAAAAGATAAAGATTTAGTAGGACCCGTTTCATATTCTAAATAAGGGGTAGTACCTTTAGATTCTATGAGGGCAACAAATGAATATATTTTATTAACATCTAGATTAGGGTAGTAATCTACAATACTAACATCTGTGTGATATTTGAATTCATTAAAGGGTTGTAGGTGAGAAGCATATACATGAAATCCGGGTATAGTAAGATCAGGTTCTAATTCAGATTCTGTAGATGTAATTTCTGTAATTTTATTGATGGTTTTTTTATATAACCAATAAAACTTTTCTAACAATACAAATTGGGTTCCTAAATTTATATCTTCTTTATACCCCTCTAATCTATATAAGGGGTCACCTAAAAGATATTCCGCCTTATATTGATCCCTTAAAACTTCTATGATAGGTGTATCTTTATAAGGTAATAAACCCGAATTCCTATATTGAGAGGAATGTTTCCAGTATTGTTTTAAACTATAAACTCCATCTTTAATTGAATTAATTTCAGATTGAGATAAAAAGTTTGAATAATTTTGAACCATACACTTAAAATAAGAAAAAGCTTGACCGAAGCCAAGCTATTTTCCAAATCAGGGGTGGGTAAAATTTTTAGAAATTTAAGATACAATAATCTGGTTGTACCGTTAATTCTATATTTTGAGCAGTATCTACAGAATCCCAATTATATTCTCCAAATCCTGCATTTGTAATAAATGCACCTTTAATAATCCATTCTGATACAATATCACCTACAGGGCCAAGTACATTAAAAGTAAGATCTTTCTTATAGAAATCACTATATCCATCACGACCAGTAACTGATTCATGATGTAAACGTACCCATTCCATAACGGCTTGAGCTCCAGATGGTGTAATTGGGTCAAATAATGTTAATGAGATAGGATCCCAAACTGTTTTACCTTTTACATATCTTGATACATTAATATGATTTAATTCAACTGTACCTTGTGTTACGGATACGGCTCCAACTCCTTTTACTACATAAGCAGGAATACCATCCACATAGAGGATAAATCTATTCTGCTGTTTTGGCTCAAAAGCTGTGAAAAATATTTCGTTTGGATCTAATACTGCCATTTTATTATTTTATTTTATTATAAATATTTATCTTTTTTATTTTTATGCCGGGAATGTTGCTCCAGTTGGTAATACATTAAAATCTAATATTACAAATTCAGCTGTTTTAGTTGGTTGTAAGAAAATTTGTCCTACTAACTCATTCCTATCTATAGTTGTTGGTGTATTATTAGTATCATCCATTACTACTTTAAATGCATATAATCCTTGTCTTTGTTGTACTCCTTCTAAATAAGGGTTAACAACACTTAAGAAATTATTTCTTGTAGCAATTGTATTTTGTTCAAATACTAAGTTATCAGCTACACCTGAAATAAATCCTTTAAGAGATATTAATAATCTACGTACATTTACTCTATCTAAGGCACTAGCACGTTTTTGTAGGGTTTTCTGACCAAATACAACTACTCCACTTTGTGGGAATGTTGCTAATGGGTTAACATTTGCTTCATATAAAGTATCTCTATTTGTTGCGGATAATTTTCTTTCAGCTCTAACTACTTGGCCTAAAGCTCCTCTAGTTAATCCAGCAGGTGCAAACCATGGTTCGCTTGAAGCATCTGTAAACACATATACTCCAGGAATTACTGTTGAAGCTGGTGAGTAAACTAATTCTCCGGTTTG